GCCTATGACAAAATCATAGGCCGCATTCGCGGAGAAGCAAGCGCTATGCTTGCTGTTAACGCTGCCGAAAAGGAATCGAGTCTTCAGATGATCTCTAAACGCGCGAATCAATTGATCCGCGCCGTCAGGGCTTTCCGAAAGTTTGATATCCCTCAAGCTCTTACTGAGCTCGGCTTTAAGTTAACGCTACGCCGCCGCGAGGCGGTTTGGGTGCGCAAAGGCAAGAAGCGTACCCATACCATTGCCAATAGTCGAGTCCAAAGAGATGAATTCTATCTTCGTCGTAAGATTAAGACAGCTTCTTCTCTCTGGCTCGAATATTGGCTTGGCTGGTCTCCCCTGATATCGGATATCCATGGTGCGGTCGAGGTCCTTCAAGACCAAAACTTTAACTTCCGGAATTTCGCGTCAGGGAAAGGTTCGTTCGATTATGCTTTCGCAGAACGACCGCCTCCTTTCGATTATGATGGATTTCTCTATACGAGTTTACAAGAGTGGAAAGCAACTTTTGGTTGCCAATACTATTGCAGAATCGTTGGTGTATCCCCCAACTTGAAAAAGGCGAACCTTCTGGGCGTTACCAACCCAGCTACAGTCGCTTGGGAACTGATCCCGTTCAGTTTCATCTTCGACTGGTTTCTCCCTGTTGGAAAATTCTTAGAGTCGTACACCAACCTTGTTGGTATTACGGTCGACAGGATTATCCGCATGGAGAAACGAACTGCTTCGTATAGTTCGGTCAATTCATACAGATCTACGTGGCGTACGCCACCTAGCTCTGGATCGAATCGTACGAGCGATACTGCCTTTCACTTTAATCGTGTTTTATTCGCATCCCTTCCGGTGCCGAGTTTGCTCGATAGGAGAGGTACGGGCCTTGGAAGTCTTACGCGAGCCGCAACCGCGGTCTCGCTCTTGGCTTCTTTATTTAAAACCTCGAAATGGTAGTAATTACCCTCTTTCAGTGCTGGTGGGCCTTTAAAAATCCATCTCAGCGTGTGGTTAGAACCTTCGGTCATACTGAAGCAACGACCCTCACGTGGCACATCTCCCAAGGAGTCTCTTATGCCAACAATGGCTGCAATTACAGCGAAGAACGCTGCCGCCGCAAACGTAACGTTTGACGTCGTCACCCCCGCGCAAGGCGATGGAACCCCGGCAATCTGGGCTGCCACTTCTCTTTCCGGCACTGCGATTGGTCGCCCTTATGCGACCATGATCTCTCGCTGGAATGCGTCTAAAAACGCACGAAAAGTGATACCCTCGTTGATCGTCCCTTACACGATCACTGACCCCACTACGGGGCTGGTGAAAGTTGTCGCTAATGTCGAGTTCCGGAATGGCGAGATGACCTCTCCCTCCACGGTTCCCGACACTTTCAAGGCTGATGCGGTTGCCTACTGGCAATCACTCTCTGCCTCGACACTGTGGAAGGAATGTTTCCTGTCTGGCTACACTGCGAGTTAATTAACTCGTAATGTCCACCCATGAAACTCCTCGATCATCAATTGACGAAGGTTCTCCGCAAGCTGTGCTCGGAGACGAACTCCCCTTTCTCTGACCAAGTTAGCAACTTGTTAGTCAGTGGGAAGGTCGTTGATTTATTCTCCCTTAGAATAGATCCACGTAATTACGATAACCCTGCACTTTATTACCAGGACGCTGTTGTCGGCGAACTTCTTAGGAAGTACGCTGATTTCGACGTCGGTCGGGACCTCAAATCCGACGCTCGTGATCTTTTTAAGACCACTGAGCGTAGTAATAAGGCCACAAATACTTACTTGAAACACTTGCGCGTCGGAAATGGGTCTTATACCCTCAATGACGTGCGGATGATCGACTTTCTGTCGCTAGTTCGAAAAAAGGTGTCTTCTCTCTTGGGAAAGCTTCCCCAGGATTTAGTAGGTAATTTCGGTAAGGGCTCTACGTTCGCGGACGTCGGCAGGTTCATCACTGTACCTGACAAAATGTCCTCAAGACCAACCATCACAAAAGACGCACTTGATTTCCAGCCGTTCTGGCAACAGACGGCATGGTTCAAGTCTCTTTGTGTTTCCTCGCCTCATCATACTTCTCCCGATGTCGTCCCCGGAAACAGATTCACATCTGTTCCCAAGGAGGCGACTAAGGAGCGTGGTATCTGCATCGAACCAGGACTTAACGTCTTCTGGCAACTTGCAGTTGGGTCGCATATCAAACAACGATTGAAGAAATTCGGTTATTGTTTGTACACGGCTCAAGACAGGCATCGATCCATGGCGCGTGAGGCGTCACTCACCGGGAGGTGGGCAACGGTCGATTTGAGGAACGCTAGCGACCTCTTTAGTATCGAACTGGTTAGGGCTGTCTGCCCTACCGACTGGTTTGATCTCCTTTCATCGCTTCGTGCGAAGAAGACAGAGGTTAATGGAGAGTGGCATTATCTCGAGAAATTCTCGAGTATGGGCAACGGTTTTACGTTCGAGCTTATGACCGTCATTTTGACTGGGTTAATCCTAGTTTTAAGTGACGGCCGTGACGCTCTGCGGTCAACCGGTAAACTCCGTGTGCAACGCGCGG